CACATTAAAAGTTATAGATGAAAATGAAAATGATTTAGGTCGTAAATTAATATTAAAGAATATGGATGATGATGGTGTTGAAGTGAATGGTGAGGCACTAACTAAATTAGAAATTAATTCTGGTGATAGTATCTCAGTATCATTAACATCAGACGAAAATAGAGTTATTAGAGTAAAATCGTTCATTGATGGTGAAGAACAAGTAGCACCAAAAGGAAAGTGGTTGGCACTATATATTGCACTCACAAAAGAAACAATCTCTCCAGATGCATTTGGTAAGCTAAGAACATAGTCATACTTATAAATATTACTAAAGAGCAAAGTATTGTTGGAGAAATAATATGAATAAATTACAGTCACCCGATGATCTAAAAGACTATTGTTTTAGAAAATTAGGTGACCCTGTTATCAATATTGAGGTTGATTATGATCAAGCGATGGATCGAATTGATGATTCAATTCAACTATTTGTTGAAAGACACTATGATGGATTAGAAGAAGTATATTATAAAATTCTATTTAGTCAAGAAGATGTTGATAGAGGGTATTTCGAAGTTCCAGATAGAAATGATATAATTGATTATATTCAAGTTTCAAACTCTGGAGATGGGTATACATCAGTACCAAATGTCACAATCAGTGGTGGAGCGGCAAGTGCTGTTGCAATAATGGATACAAAATATCCAGATCGAGTTAAAGCTATTCGTGTTACTAGTACAGGATCTGATTATATAACAGCTCCTACTATAACAATCGATCCACCAACATCAGGTACTACAGCAGAAGCATTTGCTGTACTTGCACCAGGACTAATTTCTGTCGTTGAAATTTTAGAGCCATCAGAGGGTGTACAAGATGCATTAGAGGATGTTAGATATCAGTTTATGATGAAAGAGATTTGGGATATGCAGGGCGGAATGATTCTTCATTATGATATGGCTCAAACACATCTTAAAACAATCAACTCATACTTTAGACCATCAAAATCATTTACATTCAACAAATCTAATAATAGATTATATGTTACAGCGATTCTTAAAGAGAACAATGAATTTTTAGTTAAAGGATATCGTGCAGTTGATCCAAACACACTAACTGGATACGCTCTTGATGTGTATAATGATGAATGGGTTAAGAAATATAGTTGTCAATTAATCAAACAACAATGGGGAAGCAATTTAAAGAAATTTGCTGGAACTCCACTCCCAGGTGGATTATCAATGAATGGACAACAAATTTATGATGAAGCAAGTCAGGAATTAAATAATTTAGAAGAATTGTTTGGTGATACTTATGAATTACCACCCGACTTTATGACAGGATAGTATAAATGGCTACCAATTCATATTTTAGATTACACGATCAGAATGCTAATGAAGTTGCAATATTAGAGGATCTGAATGCTGAGGCAATTCAGATGTTTGGTATCGATCTTTATTATATGCCTAGAAAATTGATGAAAACAGATCCTATTTTTGGTGAAGATATTTTATCAAAGTTTGATGATGTATATCAAATCGAAATGTATATTGAGAATGTGGATCAATTTGGTGGTGATAGAGATATCTATGCTAAATTTGGAATTGAAGTACACGATGAATTAACACTTATTGTTTCTAGACACAGATTTCATCAGGCAGTTGGTGCGGCATCTAGGACTGCTGGATCAGGAACTATTTTACGTGAAGTTGATCAGAGACCACGTGAAGGTGATCTATTATATTTTCCATTTAACAAAGGATTATTTGAATTAACATATGTTGAAGATGAAGAACCTTGGTATCCTTTAGGATCATTAACTACATATAGGTTGACTTGTAAACTATTTGAATACTCACAAGAAACAATTGATACTCCAATTGTTGAAATTGATAAAATTAATCAAGATGATGATATTACAACACCAAGTGATACTCCATTATTACCACCAGTAGAAGATGTTGCATCTGCTGTTATCTGGACTTCATCAACTGCATATGTTGAAGGGCAAGAAGTATATCCTCCAGCTCCAGCTACAGCTAATGTGAATAGATTCTATCGTGTAATTGTTGCTGGTACAACAGGAACAAGTGAACCAGTTTGGGACACAATTCTTGGTGATAAAGTTTATGATGGTAGTGTTGTATATATTATTCAGGGTGCATATAATGAAAATGAAGTGATTGAGCAAGAAGTTGAAGATATTATCGATTGGTCAGAAGATAATCCGTTTGGGAGTTACTAATGTTAGGTACAACTTTTTATCACGGAACAGTTAGAAAAATAACAGTAGCATTTGGTACTCTATTTAATAATATCCATATTCAAAGAAAAGATCGTAAGGGTAATCTTGAACAAGATATTATTGTTCCAATTTCATATGAAACAAAAGAAAAATTTATTGCACGATTAATTCAATCACATCATATTGATGATAAACCAGATGTTCGAACAATTATTCCTAGAATTGGATTTGTTATGAATGGAATGTCATTTGATGAAGATAGAAAACTCAACACAATGAATGAGTGGAGGCATCAAGATATTGATTCGAATGGTGACGTATTTCGAGATATGGTTAGATCACCAATGCCTTATAATTTTGATTTCACTGTTGATATCTATACAAAACATATAGATGATGCACTTCAGATTATAGAACAAATACTACCATATTTTCATCCAGATTTCAATATTACAATCAAAGATATTCCTGAATTAGATGTTGTAAAAGATGTACCAGTTATATTGAATTCGGTATCTAGTGATGTTCAATCAGAAGGTCCACTAGTAGATAGAAGAATTGTTAATTGGACTCTTGAATTTACCGTTAAAGGGTATATCTATCCACCATCCAGATTAAAGGGTAAAGTTATTAGAAAAGTGATGAATTCGATGTATGCATCATCTGGACATAGATTAAGAGATTCATTTAACGGTATAGAAAATGTTAATGTAATCGTTGATCCATTAGGTACTTGTAGTGATACACAATATACATCAAAAGCTACTTGCGAGGCAGCAAGTGAAACTTGGACTCCAACGAATGAAGATGATAATTGGGAGCCGAAAGTAATTATAGAGTAATATTATGTCAAAATCGATTGAAGAGAAGTTAGATAATGTTTTAGGAATTGCTGATGATTTTATGGATGGAGAAGAGTGTACTGAATTAGCACCTCTTGATCCTGTTATTTCAAATCCAGAAAACAGAACATTAGATATTAAGAATGATTATCAATATAGTCGTGAAAAACTATATCATTTGATAGAGCGTGGTCAAACTGCATTAGATAGACTTGTTACTGTAGCACAAGATAGCGAGTCTCCTAGAGCATTTGAAGTTGTTAGTACGATGGTTAAGACACTAACAGATTCAACAAAAGAACTAGTCAATCTACAAAAAGTTATGCGAGATGTGGATGAAGCTGGTGCTGAAATGGTTGGTAAGAATGCTAAAGAAGTGACTAATAATAATGTGTTTGTTGGGAGTACAGCAGAACTTCAACAAATTGTGAAGGATGCTAGAGATGATAAATCAGATTAAACAAGGTTATCTTGGTAATTCATTACTTAAAAGAAAGAATACACAACATCAATTCACTCAAGAACAAGTTGCTGAATACGTTAAGTGTGCCAATGATCCGATCTATTTCATATTAAACTATGTGAAGATTGTACACGTAGATCACGGACTTGTATCATTTGATCTATATGATTTTCAGAAAGATCTAGTAAACTCATTACACAACAATCGTTTTTCTATTGTAAAGACAGCCAGACAGTGTGGTAAGTCTACAGTATCAGTAGCATATCTACTTCACTATGTTCTATTTAACGATAATAAGACTGTTGGTATTCTTGCTAATAAGGCATCAACATCAAGAGAGTTATTGGGTAGACTACAGTTAGCATATGAGAAACTACCCGATTGGTTACAACAAGGAATTACTTCTTGGAATAAGGGTGATATAGAATTAGAGAATGGTAGTAAGATTATTGCCGCTGCTACATCTGGTAGTGCGGTTCGTGGTATGTCATTCTCGGCTATTTTTCTAGATGAGTTTGCTTTCGTTCCATCTGGTATTGCTGAAGATTTCTTTAGATCAGTATATCCAACGATTTCGTCTGGTAAAGAGACAAAAGTTATTATTGTATCCACACCAAATGGTTTAAATCATTTCTATAAAATGTGGATTGAAGCTGAAGAAGAGAGAAGTAATTTTGTTGCTTTCAAAGTACATTGGTCACAAGTTCCAGGTCGTGATGAGCAATGGAAGCAAGAGACAATAGCAAATACAAGTCCAGAACAATTTGAACAAGAACACGAAGCAACATTTCTAGGATCTTCTAAT